GACCTTGTGTGAAGGGAATGGCGACCAGTGCGCCGATGATGCCAGGCGCTGCGTCTCTGGCCTCTGGCGGAATCTGAAGTGGCATGCTCTCTCCTGAAATGAAATGCCAGGTCACTGGCCTAATCTGAACCCGCTCACCTGCCGCTGGGTGAGCGGTGGTGGTGATTACAGATTGCCCGTGCTAACCCACGTGCCGGGCGCGCCAGCAACCGTGCAGAGCCAGCCCTTTGGATTGCCTACTGCCGGATTGGCGTTGTCGCACTTGTCGCCCTTCGCCCATGTGCCGGAGGCTGGAGCCGCGCCTGTAGTCGTGCTGGTGTTGGAAATCCACGCCGCAGCGTTTTGTGCGATCTGGCAAGCAGTGGCTACGCCAGTTGTGGTGTCCGACAGGTAGATGATCCCGGTCTCGTAATCAACGCGGTCGATGATGCCGCCGCCCGTTACGCCACTAGACACGGCATACTCATCGCCACCGTTGAAGTACTTGGCATCAGACACCGTGGTGCATTGCAGCAAGTAGCTATTGAGCGTTGCCGCGATGCCTGTGGCGGGGGTCTTGTACCGGCGCCCATAGCCATACTCTGTCGGGCTGCTGCGCTTGATGGTGGGGCCTTCTCGCCATTCAGCTTGCGCCAGTTGTGAGTCGGGCTCATTCAAGACGGTTTGGATGCCAGCAACAATACCTTGCGTTGGCATGGTCACATAGGTGAAGTCATGCGATGTGTACGCGGCATGGCGTCGGCCGGTGTGCACCTCGGGCGCCAGAGTGAACGAGCTGACAGACTTCCCGCTGCGATAGGTAAACGGGTAAATGTCCGTCATCACATACAGCGCGCACTTGCTCACGCTGGTGTAGGTGCTTGGATGGATGTCCAGCGACTTTATCCCAGCGTTGCAGAACACTGCGTACTTCGCGTTGTTGTAGAAGCAGGGCCCGACCTCAACGCCACCAACGTAGTCGTCTTGTCCAGCGGTGCCAAGCTCTAGGCAGATTCCTGACGATGGGTTTTCGTGATAGATGGGCTCTCCCGTGCCGATGGACACGCACAAGGCCGAATCCACTTTTATAGAGCCAGCATCGACACCAAAGCCGTTCAGGCTTATGCCTTGGCCATGCGGCTGCCCAGCAGGGACCGTAGTCGTGAAATCCGGATCACCGATCTTGACGGCATAGGTTCCGAGCGGATTCGCGTAGTTGCCGCCCCGCACCTTCAGGTCATTGATCTGCACGCTGCTGGATGCGGCAGAAGCGGACAGGTTGCAGGTGTTGGAGTTGAATCGACCATCATCCAGCGTCACGCTGAAGGTGCGCACCACACCGCCATACTTGCAATTGATGGCAGACGGGTTGACGAACGTAGAGCGAGAGGCATTCAGACCCGATACGCGGATGCCTAACGTGCCGTTAGCGGGGTCAGTCGCAAGCACGCCTTCGACACGCACACATTCGTGGTGTGTTCGCGCCGTCACATCGAACACCGCAGCATCAGCCGTCATGCCGGACGTGACGAACTTCGAGCCCGGATACATCACGGTATTGCACGTCACAGCCAGGCCGGCGCCGGAGATCTTGAATGTGCCGATCAGGACAAGAGTGCCGCTACCAACGGCAGCGATGGCAGCATTCAGAGCGGCTGTCGTATCGGTGGCGCCCGTGTTGTCCACACCGGAAAAGCTGGTTGCCAGGTGAAAGTCATCAAGAGTGGCGGATAGCGTGCGGCCTTTGTAGCCGATTAGGGCGGCGCCTTTGGCGGTGTCTGAGGTGCTGGCGATGTCTTGAGCCGTAACATTGCTAATCAGAAGCCATTGGCCGCTTACGAATGTGCTCGTCGTGACAAACGGTACAGATGCAGGGTTTGCGTGATACGTGAGGCCCGCATTCGTCACTGTCTGCGATGCGCGTGCGATGTTCAAGCCGGCACCAAACGCCACAGGAACCTCATACCCGATCAGCTTGAGCGCACCGTGCATTGTCAGCCGCTGCACCCCCTTTCGGTCCGTGTAGCTGTCCTGATCACCGTTGATCACCTCATCCAATTTGCCAGCATTGAAAAGTAGATCAACAGGTGATTCGCTTGGAACTGGGTTCGTCGTTGGCATGCTCAATCGGCCTCATACATACGGGCATCGTATTGAGTCAATGCTAGGGACACCTCGCCGCTTTGGGTCGGCTGAACTTCGGTCACGGAGTAGAGGCCGGACGCCTCCATCTCTGCGTCGGTGACGCCCACGGCGAATGCATACCTGCTGCCGCACTGCCTTCCCGCGTCCGCCACGTACAGGCCATCCTGGATTGACGACAGCACCATGCCAGAATCGGTTGGTGTGCATACCACTGGCGCGCCGATGTGGGCACCATCCTTGCCTGTGAACAGCACGCGCCCAGTCGTCGCACCCTTCCAGTCGAGCTGCTCGCTTGTCTTGATCGTGAGGCCGTTGATCTCCAACACTTCCCCGGCTTGAAGGCCATCATCCCCAGCAAAATCGTTTGGATCGATCCAGCGAACAACCGACAGGATGCCGAGCGATGCACCGTCAGAAAGCGCCGTTTCCCTGACGATGATGCGCTGATAGAGCAGGCGGCGCGCCTCAAGCTGCGCCCGGTTCTCTGCCTGGTCCTGGGTTGTGCAGCCTGGTAGACGGATCTTCTTGGGGTTGCTGCATGTGCCGGAAACTGGCGAACCGCTGCTGATGTTGAGGCGGACATACGCCTTCTTGCTTTGACCCACCTCGTCCACGTACTCGATCTCCACGCCGTCATTCGTGGCCGGCAAGTGCGCCGAATACGAGATGACCGAATCGCCTGATGCGGCAAGGTTGCGATAGTCAAGCTGCAGCTCTGGATATGGCCTAGCCTGGTCGCGCGTGACGGTCCACTGAGTGCCATTGCGCCACACAACACAACGCGCATTGTTGGCAACCATCTGCAGTCGCTCTCCAAGACTCATGTCCGCGTCATCGATCGAGCAATCAAAGCGCAGGAGCGGGGAGGACTCACCAAGGTCTGCATTGATGGCAGCCAGAGCGGCCACATCAAGACCGCTGATGTCGTTGCCAGATATCGACCAGATATGCGCCATGGACCGTGCGAAGTTTCGCGATGCGCTCACGGTCGGACTGGACAGGGTTCGCACGTGGCGCTGCCAGCGCACGTTGAATTTGCGATCGCTGTAGCCCGTCGCTTGATTGGTCGCCTTGGTCGTCAGGCGAATGACCGTCACTCCTGGCAATACCTTGGTTGCATAGTGCCGAACTGCGTAGACCTCTTCGAGCTTGGCCACGTCCGCGCTACCGTCGCCGATCTGGTCGTTGCGCCTTGAGAACTGGATTCGATACCGCCCTGATCCAGCCGAAGGCGTCACCTCGTCGGTATAAAACCGCTGATCGTATGTGTCGGCCGTGTAGCTCGCGTCGTGGTGGTCGCGCGTGCCGCTGATCTCCGCATCGGCGTCATCGATCTGCCACCACTCGACGCGCAGGTTGACTGTGCCCTTGAGTCCGCGCAGGAAAACGGTATTCCACCGGATGCGCGAGCACTGCACGGCCAGGGTGTAGGGCCCCTGGATGTTGTAGACGTAGCCGATCGGCACAATCGATACCGCAATGGCCGTCTCCGCCACATCACCAGACCAGGCCGGTGATGTGCTGAACGTGAGTGTGCACACGCCAGTGGCAACAACGAAGCCAAGCAGCGTGCATGTCTTGCTGTACGCGACCGGTGGCGGTGGGTCCATTGGGTCGATGATTTCAGGCTGGTACGTGAAGCCGACAACAGCGGAACCGGATGGTGCGAGTGTCTTGAGTTGTTCAAGGCTTGGGCCATCTGCAACCGCGACCGTGAACGTGCTTTCAGTGTCCAGGCCCGCCACGTCGCCAGTTAGAGACAGAGATGAGAACGCGACGGGAGGCGGCAGTTCCTGGCCGTTAACGTCATCGCTTGCGAACGCCTCAAGCACATCTGTCAGCGTCGTTTCGCTGTGCTCCGGGTATCCGGATGACGCGGCCGGCTCGAATATGGAATAGCTTGCCCCGGCAATATCTCCGATGGGCGTCTCTGAATACTGGACCTCCGAAACATCACCTTTGCCGCGACTGATGCACAGCCACTCCGTGACGTACTTGATTTGGTCGATGTATTCGACGATACTCGGCTGGATCAGATCTGGCCACACGCGGCGATAGCCGTACACGTCAGGTATTGCCTGGTATGCGCGAGCAACATTACTTTGAGACGTTAGAGAATTATTCGGACTGTCCTTGCTGACGTTTGATGGGGCCTGGGCAGCCACCTGAGGGACTGGCATAACCTGCTGAGCCACATACCCACCAAGGATGCCGTAGCTCAACGTGTTGATGAGCCCACCAGATGGGCGCCTGATGATCGTGACCGCATCCGACTCAGATGGAAAGCGATCAAGGTCAGCGCAAGAGAGAGGATCGACTTTGACTCCATTGATCAGCAAGTCGCATTCATAGCCGCTCGCCATGTGGCGCTCGATGTTTTCCTGAATGGTCTTCGATGTGTCCAGGGCAAAGCGATGTCGACCACTGATGCCGGCCGGGTCAAACAGAATCGTCAGCATGGCGTGTACCGGTAGAAGCGAGAGGTTCCATAAGCCCGCTCCATCACGTCAAGGCGCGTCACCCTTACGCTTCCTCCAGCCTCACAGGAGCCTTCTGCATGGAGCACGCGCTGATCACTGATCAGCATGCCGACGTGATGCGGCGCACCATCTCGCCAAGCCATCCACATGGTTGCTCCAGCCTCTGGGCCACATTCCTGCCAGCAGCTTGAATCAGCAAATCCATTGGCCACATCCGTGTGTGGAACACCACCAAGATCGACGCCCATCACCTCTTTGAAGTACAGGATCACCAGGCCATAGCAGTCGCATGCCCGCCAGTCTGAGCGCCAGCGCACCCAAGGCAATCCAACCGCGCGCGCGGCAAACTGTTCTGCTGTCATCAAGCTCATGAGGCCTGATGCTAGGGAGTCAGATCAACTCAAGACCAGTAAAAACGTCTGGCGTATAGATAGGCGCCACCTGGCGCCGCATAGGGTTGTCGTCGGAGGCCTTGATGGTCACGGCATCCTTCGAGAAGTTGACGCCGCCGTCGTCTCCAACATAGAAACGCCACACCACTTGAGCGCCAGCCGTAACGCCAAGGTACACAGAATAGACAACCGAGATTGGTTCGCGAGATCCTGACGCCTGTATCAGCCTGAGCTGCCGCTTG